CCTCTTAATGAATCATAATTATCAGCACCCTTTAATGAGATTGTACTATTGGATTGTCTTATTGTGATAGTCATGCTTGTTTCGTTTATATCTTCTATCCAATTAAACTGATTAAGCATTTCTTTTAGATTAGCCCATACGATTTCTTTTGCCATTTTAAATGTAGGTGCAACATACCATATCTTTTGTTTAGGCTTTGTTGCGTACTTCATCATCTCGGTAATACATAGATAAGTTTTACCAAATCTTCGACCACTTATAAGAACTCTAAACCTTGCTTGACTAGATGATACTTTAAGTTGGGGTTTTGTCAGAGATATTTTCATTACAGAAATAAGTGATGTAGAGTTTATCCTTATTTATTTGTTCTTCCATTTGTGTTGCATATTCAATAGTGATTTCACTTCCAGCTATAACACATTCAGACCATTTATCAAATTGTGTTGGAAATGATCTAGGAGTTGTGCAATCTCCTGTAACTGCTGAACATATTGCAAAAGCTAAAATATAATACATTATTTAGACTTTATAATTTTTTTAATGGTTTTGCTACCATCAATATTTGTTTCTAGTTCAGCTTGAACTTCTCCACACATAAATTGTTTATTATCCATATTCATGTTTCTACTAGCTTCTCTTTTCATCTTTAAACAAGTAGATAAAGTATCTTGTATTCTATGCTCAACTAACTCTCCATTAATAAATAAGCATAATACAAATACAAACCCTACCATTAGTGATCTCCATTTAATTTTCCAATATTGGCTCTGACACTATCTTTTAGTTTTTCTGTATCAATCCTAAGTCTTTCAACATCTTGTTGTAGTCTTTCAATATTAACTCTGTTGTTCATCATACCGGCAACTCTTACCGTTAATTTTTCTAAACCTTCAGCAATATGTTCAAGTAACATAAATTGTTCTTGGTCTATTGGTTTCTGTGTACTTGCTTCTAATAAATCTTTTTCAAATAATTGGTTTTTAGTTTCTAATAAGTTTAATCTTTCAATAACACCAAATGCAAACCAAGCACCAATTACAACTGCACCTATTAAACCTATTAAGTTTCTTAATGGTAATCCAATATTAGTATTATCATTTATTTTCATTAAATAGGACTCGCAATTATTGTTAAAATAATAAAAGCTATAATGATGCCACCTGTAAAATAATAGTTCATATTTAACCTCATTTAATTATCTTACCTTTATTTACACCCTTTTTAATAAGGTAACCTTGTGTACCATTAGCACCATGATTTACTTCTTTTCTTAGATGCTTAAAGATATTCATTTCTTTTAAGTTCTTTTCTATCTTCTTTTTAAACGACTCTAAAACTTTGTTATCTCTCATTTGCTACCACCTATATAGCCACCTATAACACCAATCAATCCTGTAACTGACATCTTCATTAATGTAATTACACTTTCATCTACTGGTCTATTTTCTTCTAATGCTACCCAATAATCTCCTATGATAATAACTCCAAGAAGTATTAGAACACCACTTGTTATTAATAAAACTACAATGTCTTTAAAATTTTTAATCATTTCTTTTTCCTTTTTTTAGGTGCATCTGAAATAAACTTATCAAAGAAGTTATCTAGTAAGCCAAAGAATCTATATAAAAATCTATCAATCATACTTTAAATCCTTTTTTCCATGATTGTATTGCCCAATATGCTGGACTTAAATTCTTCTGACCTTTAACTTTAGCCAATATAGGTCTGAATCTAGCAAAGAAACTCTTTTGCCTAGCTGGAATATTCTTCTTGATAGACATAGTCTTAGAGCCAAAATTAACCTTCTTAACTTTGCCTGATGATCTATCTTTTACGAATACTTTAAACTTCTTAACATCTCCACGCATTGGTTTGTTAAGTTTTACAGTTCTGTTTTTATATTTAGCCATTTAGCTAAAATATCATAAAACTATCTTTGAAAGAACCTTTTTCTCCACTCATGGCAAATATAACTATCTTTAACACCTTTACTGCCCCATCTACCACAGAAGCTACGTCTGTTAGAATATAAACCACAATTTCCACAGGCTTCTTTTGTTAAACTCTTTTTAAATGATTGAGGTAATGAATAATCTATTATCTCTCCATTAGGATAAAAATTACTTCTTTTTACTTCCATTTATCATCTCCACTATTTTTTTAAGTTTTCTTAATGCCATATCTCTTTGTATTTTTACTTGCTCTAGTTCTTCTTTGAGTCTTAGTTTTTCTTCTCTTAATTTAAGAAAAGTATTCTCTCCTATATCTTCCATATTATCTCCCTCCTCCTTTATACCTTGTTTGTTTTTGTTGTCTTTTTTCGTGTTTTGATTTATTCTTCTTATGTTTCCCAGCACCTCTTTTAGGTGGTTTATCTCTTGGAATAAAGTGTGTAAATTTTTGTTTAGCCATCTATATCTTCTGCTTTAGCTTCTATGATTAATGGTAATGGTTCAACAGTAGATGTAGTGTGAACTCTATCTTGCATACCTAGTTCTTGTTTAGATAACCAAATAAGTAGTTTATCGTTTCCTTGTCCTCTCATAGCTTTAGACCATAGTTTTTTTCTAAGTGAACTTCTACCAATGTTTTTATTATCCTGTATTAGATCGGCATATCGTCTTTGTAGTGTTCTAGCAGATATTCCAACAACAGCACCTATTTCTTCTTGTGTGCAACCTATCTGACTAAGTTTTGCAATAACATCTTCATCTAGTTCTTTCTTAGGTCGTCCTATAGATTGTGTTTGAATTGTGTCATTTGTCTTATTTATGTCGTTTTTCATTTCCATGTTATTTTAGTAATTTTGTGAGTAATGTCCATAGTTTAGGGTTCTGTCTAAAGACTTTCTCATAGCCATCTCCAATAGCCTGTGCAATAGGTTCTTCTCCTCGTTTATTAACATTTATATCAGCTAGATTAATTATAATATGAAATAACTCGTGCATGATCGTATTGAATAGCTTTAATCCTTTTACTCTCTTATCAATCACAAGCAAGTTTTTATTGGGTTCATAATAAGCATACATTTGTTCTAGGATTTCAAAGCTAACTTTAATCTTTTTTCTCCCATATGAAATGTGTTCTAATTGTGTCATTAATGTTTAACATTGTCGTCAGATTGTATTATTGCTCTAAGATATTCAATTTGCATTTTAAGTTGTCTATTTTCAATACTTAAAGCAATTATACGTTTTCTGCAATATTTAAAAATACGAAGTATATTTTTCATTAGTAGGCTTTCAAAGGTTCATCTTTAAATTTATGTTTCAAATACTTCTTATTGTCTTTTCGGAGTATAACGTAATGACCTTCTTCTCCTACTTTTTCATAATCTTCCTTGCTAGACTTTTTAACAACAGTATTTAGTATATGTGTATTAGTATTGTGTATTGACACTTGTTGCGATAGGTGGGCTGTAGGTGGTTTTTCTGATTCTACATACTGATATAAGTCGTAATTTATAAGGTTAATAATCGATACTTTTCGACTAGGGTGGTTGTTGCTGGGCTGTAGCTGGGTCGTTCTAGTGCCTATCATTTTCTTACGCACAAGCCGTAGTATGAATGACCTCATCTCGCTATAAGTCATGCCAAATCTTTTAGCTGTTACCCTTAAAGGCATAATAGCCTCGCCTCGTTTTATAAAAACATCAGTTCCTAAAAACTTTAAAGTCTTATCTTGGTGTGATGCAGAACTTATAAAATATATCCAGCAACTAGCTTGTAGTAAGTTTTTAAAAATCGGATTTGAATACAAATCACGGTATAGAAAGAAGTATCCCTTCTTTTTAGACATTTTTGCTCTCTTTCTCGATCATCTCGATTAATTGTTTTTTTGTATATCTGTTTAACAGAGTCTTAATTATATTTGTGGTCTTTTTTTGTTTCTCGTACTCTCTTGCTCTATTGTTAGATATTACCTCAAAGTGTTCATCTCTCATTTCTGCCATTATAGTTCTCCCTTATGTTTGTTGTAAAAATTAAATAAGTCGTTTGCTTGTTCCATGTCTGCTACTAATTTTTTTACTTCCTGTAATATAAAAGTTTCTTTCCCATACATATCTTCAAACTGTTGCTTACAGTTATGAATACTGAATTGTCCTTGATGATGTTCGTAGCAAAGTGGAATGGTATCGTAGTGGCTTGATCTTCTGCCTATTCCTAGCCCAATGGGACGTATGTGATGCACATTAGCTGGTCTTTGACATACCCAACACCCTAAACTAGCAACCTTGCTCATATGCTCTCTCTCGTCCTTTGTAGCTACTTTTTTCTTTGCCATACTATCGCTTGTTTTCCATATTTAGTTTCTCGTCTTAAACCAGAGTCCTCTACTAAGTTTAAAATTTGTAATTCTCTAACCCTACCACAAACAGAACTCAAAGGCATTTCTAATTCATCTGCTATTTCATATTTAGTAGATGATTGTAGTTTTACAAAATCATAAACCTGTTCTCTTTTAGTTTTTATTTTAGGTTTTATTGTGGCAAGTGCTTGTTGGCTTGTGTCAGTATAATTACAAGACTCGTAATCAGTATCAAATATATCTAATTGTTTCATCTCTATTCTCCCTGTTAGTGGGTGACCCAAATGAGAGAGAGGCACTTAGATCACCCGAAGTATTATGATATGAAAATATAAATACTTGTCTTGCGACAGTTCTCTCTAGCATTTTTTTTTTTATATTCATATCTTTATTGATTCGTTTTTTATATCTGATTTGAAAATAAAACAAGAAATAAAACTTGTAAGGGTTAAATTAGTTAAAAAAGCTAGTAAAATAGCCATTTATTAACTATTTACAATACAACTTAAATTTTATAGATTATTTATATGTTAAATAAATTAACTAACAAAGGAGAGAGTAAAATGAAAAAACAAAACGATAAACAATTTATGTTAATTGTTTTAAGACCATTTAAAGATAAAGGTTTAAACTTTAATATTGGAGATAGATATGGTGCAAGAATGACTTACACTCAAGCTATTAAAGAAGCTAAAAGAAAAAACATTGGTCATTCTGTTGGTGGTACAAAAATGGTTGAAGTAAAACCTTTTGTAAAATTTCAATCAAGTTGGCAAATACAATTAAGAAATAGTTTTTTATCAGCTTTAAATACGGAGAGAGCATAATGAATAAATTTAAAATTGGAGATAAAGTTAAATTGTTAGACCAATATATAGTTTGCCATGATACGATAATTTCAGAAGGTACAGAAGGAACTATTACAGACTTAGTTACTTTTTCTAAAAATGGTACTTATACTGATGTAGCTTGGATAGACGTTGGTTTAAAAAATAGTTATAATGAAACTATTTTTGCTAAAGCAGCTACTTATAATTTAAAGAAATTACAGGAAGCAGCATAATGGAACATTTATATTTAGCTTTAGCATTATCTATAGTAATAACTTTAATATGGGGAGAGAAGTAATGAAAAATAATTGGGATAATAAAACATTAACTGAAGTTAGAAAATTAGCAGATAAACATTCTATAAATATGAAAAACTTAACTGATAATGATTTAAGAACATTTTTAGATTTGGGAGAGTCTTTTCAACAATTATTTGTTAAGGCTACAGAAAAAGTAACAAAGGAAAGCAAATAATGAGAATACCAACTAACTCAAACTTTAGCAGAGAGATTGCTAAAAAGTTTAAACAAATTTTTCACCGAGATATGACTCTTGGTGGATTACAAGATTTACAGGACGAAATTGATTTAATCAATCCTGTAGATAGTTACTTGGAAAACCAAGTGGCTCAAATAAGGAAAGCTAATGAACCCAAAAAAAATGTTTCAGGTTCAAGAGCAGTACGACAAGAGTACACACAAGGAAAAAGTGTTACTGGAAAAACTGTTCAAATTGAAACAGAAAAAAAAGGAGTTGGCATTTAAACTTCATCATTTGAAGTATCATCAACCAACTTTATAACGAGAGAAAGAAACAGATATGAAAAAAACGATACTAACCTTAGCGATCTCTTGCACTCTATTATCTGCGTGTGCGTATAAACCCATAATAGATTCAAATGGGAGATCAGGAACTTTCAATAATTCTACAGCAGAAAATATAACCAATGATATTCTTTTATGTGAAGAACTTGCTAAGAAAAATACTAATCAATTAGTAGAGTCTTATAAGGTAGTTCATAATTGGTATTTAAGACCTAGTGTCTTATGGCTTATGCCTAAAGCTGAATATACAAATAAAAAATTAGTTAAGAACTGCTTAACCAATCGAGGTCATAGTGTCCTTAATTAAAAAACACCAATACAAATATTTAATGGAAAAGTTAAAGTTTAAATACTTAGACCTTAAATACAGAGAAGAAATATCTACTAATACTAACCCTGATCTTATTCAAGACGAGGTTAATTTCTATAATGAATATTATTATAGATTAGATTTCTATTCTGATTGGCTTGAACGAATCAACAACAAATACAACTATATAGGAGAGAACAATGCAGCTTAATCTAGAAGAAGCAAGTAGTGTTGAATTATATGCTTACAAAATTATTCTATTAAAACAAATTAATGAAAATAATAGATTAATAAAAGAAATTGATAACAAACTAAATAAGGAGAAAGAAAATGCACAAACCAAGAACTAATACGACTATCGAAGAAATCAACCAATCACTTATTGAGTTAATGGCTCAATGGAGAATAAGTGAAAAAGATGATGAGTTAATCTTTACTAAGATTGTAGGATTACAATTAAAGAAGATTAGGCTTATGAGAGGTTATACGCAGACCAGAGTAGCCAAAGCAATTAATATTACGTTCCAACAGATTCAAAAATATGAACGTGGAACTAATGAATGTAAGGCAATTAACCTTAAAAAATTATCGGAATATTTTGATGTTTCATTTGACTATTTCATAAAACCGATATTAGATGCTAACTTAACATTTATAACAAAAAGGAGAGATGGAAATAATGTATATCCGTTCAGACAAGACTACGTGGCAAGATAAAAGAATCAAAGCCATGAACAGAGTTATTGAAAAATATAATTCAAGCACAGAAATGTTTATTGAAGAATATAACCGAGTATGTGTTTCTAAAGCAGAAAACAAAAAACAATATAAGGGAGAGAAAAAATGAAGTTAAATTTACATGAAATACAAAACATACATTTAGCATTAGATTCATATTATAGATTAATTAAATATAATGAATCTAAAGAAGATACCAATTATTCAAAAATAAAAATTAAATCAAATATAATACTTGAACTAAAAGATAAAATTAGT